CGAACCCTCGCCATCCGCGATGGGGCGAGCCTGCCGCCAGGTGGGAATACCGCGACCGCGATGGCCGGCTGTTGCTGATCGTGTGCCGCTTTGACCCCAAGGGCGAGCGCAAGCAGGTTGTGCCATACAGCTGGTGCAAGCATCCTGACGGGACCGAGCGCTGGACCTGGCGCGGCATCACCGGCACGAAGAAACGCCCCCTGTACGGCCTGGAGCGCCTGGCGGCGAATCCCGAGGCCGACGCCATCGTGGTGGAGGGCGAGAAGGCATCCGACGCCGGCCAGCGACTGTTCGGCGAGGCGGCCATTGTCTGCACCTGGATGGGTGGTGTGGAGACGGCCGACCGCGTGAACATCAACGCACTGGCAGGCCGGCGTGTTGTGCTGTGGCCTGATGCTGACGCGCTGCGCTACCGCGACGATTACCCGCAGGCCGGCGAGCTGCTGCCGCTGCACGAGCAGCCAGGCATGCGCGCCATGATGGCGCTGGCCCAGGCACTCAAGGGCGTGGCGCGCGAGGTGCTGCTGGTCGGCTATGACATCGACCCCGAGCGGCACGGCTGGGACCTGGCTGACGCCGAGGCCGAGGGCTGGACCACCGAGCGCGTGGCGCAGCTGATGGCCACCAGGGCGGGCGATCCGTGGCACATCGCGAGTTCCAGGCCGGCGGCGCCTGCCGTGCCTGCTGGGGTCGCTGCTGGGGCCGCTGGCGGCGATCAACCACCTGCTGCGCCCCCTGCCCCGCCGGCCAACGACAACGACGACGAGCCGCCACGGCTGCCGCTGGATGCGAGCGTGAATCCGTTCGGGTTCCCGCATATGGGCGAGAAGGGGCAGCCGTTGAATACGGTCGAGAACCTGGCTTATTTGCTGGGGGAGTACGGCATCAGCGTCCGATACAACATCACGCGCAAGATGGTGGAAGTGAAGATCCCCGGCAAGGACTACGGGGACGATTTGGACGCGAATTGCACCATCACAGAAATCAGTTCTCTGTGCGCGCGCAACCGCATGCCCAAGGCCGACGCCGAAAATTACATCAAGCTGATTTCGTCCTGGGACCGGCACAACCCGGTTCAGGAGTTCATCGAGTCCAGGCCCTGGGACGGCACTAGCCGCCTGGCCGACCTGTACGCGACCCTGCAGACGCCCGAAGGCTATGACAGGAAGCTGCTGGAAATGCTGGTGCGCCGCTGGCTGGTTTCGGCCGCTGCGGCAGCCCTGCAGCCGCGCGGTTTCTGGTCTAAGGGCGTGCTGGTGCTGCAGGGCGGGCAGAGCGAGGGGAAAACGAGCTGGTTCAAGTCGCTGCTGCCGGTGGACCTGCGCAAGCTGCTGAAGGTGGGCGCCACCATCGACCCGGCCAACAAGGACAGCGTGGCCAGCGTCATCAGCCATTGGATGGTGGAGCTGGGCGAGCTGGATGCCACATTCCGCAAGGCGGACATCGCGCGCCTGAAGTCATTCATCAGCCAGGACATCGACCAGCTGCGCCGGCCCTATGACCGGCTGGAGTCTGAGTACCAGCGCAGGACAGTGTTCTTCGCTTCTGTCAATCCCAAGGTGTTCTTGGTCGACGACACCGGGAACGTGCGCTGGTGGACCATCCCAGTGGCTGCGGTGGACCCTGACCACAGCATCGACACACAGCAGTTGTGGGCCGAGGTGGCGCACCTGTACGCGCAGGGCGAACGGTGGTGGCTCACCAAGGACGAGGAATCGCTGCTGGAGGTCACGAACCAGGACCATCAGGCGCCGAACAGCATCAAGGAGCTGATCCAGTCGCGGTTCGGCTGGAGCGGCGAGCGTGAAAAGCTGATGAGCGCCACCGAGGTGCTGGTGGCCATCGGCTATGACAAGCCGACCAATCCCCAGGCCAAGGATGCCGGCCAGGCCCTGCGGGAGCTGACAGGCGAAGAGCCGCGAAAGTCCAATGGGCGGATGGTGTTCAGGATGCCCAGCATGTTCCGGCATGAGCAGCGGCAAATGTTCGGGCGTCAAGACGAGTCGAGGCCGTTTTGATGCCGCCGCCCGAGCCCATTGTGACCCTGCTGGACGGCCGCCAGGTGTCCAGCTGGTCCGAGGATTGGCGCCACGAATGCGAGGCTCGCGCCGTGCTGTCCCTGCCAACCCTGCGGCAGCGGCGCGCCTACCTGTACGGGGACTTTGAGTCCGTGAAGATCAGCGGCAAGTGGGTCACCAAGACCATCAGCCGGGGCATCCTGCAAAGACGTGGACAGGCCGAGGTGGAGCGCCTGGAGCGCACCATGACGGACATTTGGAGGGCGCGGAGGAAGGCGGGTTAGGGAGGTTATGTGCTGCTACACTGATAACGCGCGATTTGGCGCAGCAACCAACCGAAGAAGCATGAACATCGAACGCATTCAAATCGCATGGAGGCATGTGCAGCAAGCAGCAGACCAACTGGGCACCTATAGCCCATCACTGGATGCGCTGTTTGTTGTGGCCTACATGGAACAGGAGCGGCCCGCTGCCTTGAACAGCAGAAAAACGACCGATGAGCCACCCGAGTGGTTCCGGCAGCACGTCGCAAAACTTGGCGATCGCTTCGCCACTGCGTCAGACGTTTTGGCGATGGCGGGAGCCAAAGACACAAGCCCATCGCAGGCGCGGCAATGCGGCATCTGGCTGCGGGCGATGGGCTTTGAGTCCTTCAAAAGCAACGGGCAGACCAAGTTCAAGATTCGCCTCCCCTGAGTCCATCCCTATCCATCCCTGTCCATCCCTTAGTGCAACCCTAGTCTAAGTCATTGATTTATATAACTATTGTTAACTTAGGGTAGGACAGGGATAGAGATATAGCAAAAGAAGAAGACCATCAATAAAGCAAGTGAGGGAGGCACCATGCCACGTCCACATGCGGAAACATCGCCTACCATAAACATGGAAAATGTCCTGCCCCCCCTCCCTGTTCCTGCCTTAACTGGATCGGCGCGAGAGTTGGCCGATGTGCTGGGCCGGGACCGCGCCCTGTACCTGATTGGCCAGCTTCCACGGTGCAGGGTGCGCGATACCCGCTACACACCCAGGCCAGGCAGCCAGGGCAGCCAGCGGGTCATCCTGTACGTGCCCAAGCAGTTGAAGCCTGACCATGCCCTGGTGCGCATCTTGTGCTGGGATGAGGCGCAACGTCTGGTGTCGGCGTTCGGGGGTGAGATTATCTGCCCGCCGACGTTGCTGGGCGTGGTGTATCTGCCGTTCAGGGACCAGGGCCTGGTGGAGCTGCATCGGCTGGGTGTGAGCCCTGCGATGCTGGCCGATTGGTTCGGGATAACAGAAACGCGCGTTCGTCAAGTGCTTGATTCACAAACCCCGCAAGAGGCTTGTAAAAATGCCAACGACAACACTACGCGCCTGGTGAAACCATCAAGCAAAAAGCGATGAACGAAGCGCGGGACCAGGCTATCGACGCGGCCATTTCTGCCGGTGCGTCCAAGGTCACATACGGGGGCGCTGGTGCCAGCGTCTTGTCGTGGATGCTGTCAAACCAAGCCGGCGTTGCTGTCGGCATCCTGGTGGCGGTGATTGGCCTGGTGGTCAATCTGGTGTTCAAAATCCGTGAGGACAGGCGCCAGGTCCGCGAGCATGAGGCCAGGATGCGGGCCATTCGCGGGGACTACCTGTGAGCAGGGGAAAACTCGTTGCAGTCGTGGGGGCGCCTTGTGCGGCCCTTTTGCTTTCCCAGGTGCCGAAGTTCGAAGGCATGGTGCTGCGGGGCTATCGCGATCCTGTGGGCATCGTGACGGCGTGTGCGGGTCACACGAGGACGGCAGTGCTGGGCAGGGCGTACACGCTCGAGCAGTGCCAGGACATCCTGGAGGCTGACCTGGTGGAGCATGCCCAGGGTGTGCTGGCGTGCGTCCCGGAACTCAAGGGCAGGACGTGGCCGCTGGCGGCAGCCTCATCGTTCGCCTTCAATGTGGGCGTGGGCCGGTTCTGCGCGTCGACGATGGCGGCGAGGTTCAGGGCCGGCGATGTGGTGGGCGGATGTGCTGAGTTGACCCGGTGGACGATGGCCGGCGGCAAGGTGCTGCCTGGCCTGGTGGCGCGCAGGGCTAGCGAGCGGGCCATCTGTCTGCGCGAGGTGGCGCCGTGATGGGCCTGGATCGGCTGCTGGTGTGGTGTGCGCCTGTGTTGCTGGCTGTGGCATTGGCCGCTGGCGGCTACTGGCTTGCCGCTGGACAGTACGGCGCAGAGCTGGAGACGCTGACGGCCGAGCATGAGCGCGAGATTGGCGCGCTGCGGGCAGGCCTGGAGGCCAGGCGCGCGGATGCGGAAAGGCGGGCGAGGGAGACGGAGGCCCGGTGGAGGGCGCAAATTGATGAGGTTGCCAGAAATGCTAGAAATGATGTTCAGGCGGCGCAGCGTGACGCTGTGGTCGCTGCTGCTGTGTCTGACAGCTTGCGCGAGCGCGCCTCGCAGCTTGCCAGCGCCTGCAGTGGAGGCGCCACAGGTGCCACCGCTGCCCGTGGAGGCCAGGCAGCCAGCAGCCCCGGCGCTTTGCTTGCCGACGTGTTCGCAAGGGCTGATGCGGCTGCGGGAGAGCTGGCGCGCATTGCTGACGAGCGAGGGGCAGCAGGGGCAGCGTGTGAGCGGGCAGCCGGGGCGGTGAGGCGCTGATGCCCTGCGCGCTGTGCGGTAGCGTGTGGCATGGGCGGAGTAGGTGCCCGTGGGTGGGGCATGCAATAGGGGTTAACCCTATGGTGTTGCGCACAGGACAC